GTCAAAGATAACCCTGTATTGATATCTATAAATAAAATTCTAAAATTATTTGGCAAAACAAAGGTATTTCGAGTAATAGAACATCAGTATGAGGTAGCAAAAACTGTTTTGGCTTCTTTAAAAGGCTCACCAAAGGATAATCATTATTTCATTGGAAAAAATGGGCCCTTTAACTCATACACTATAGTAAAAATAACATCAACTCAAGATGGGTTCAAGACAACACATTATAAAGTTTACTATGCAACAGAAGATGGTAATTTTGTTTCCTCAAAATGGAGAACATTCAATAAAAATACCTTAGTATGGAGCACTAAATTACCATTTGTTGTTTTATCTGTAGTTTCCTGGTATTTGGAATATGTTGCTGAATCAGACTCAAATGTTACAGATGTCCTTTTAACATGCACTAACTTAGCTATGTTAGCTACCGTAAATAGAGATCCTTTCTCTCAAGCATCTGAATTATATAGATATTTCTATCTTGGGGCAACAGGCATGAATAAGGACTCTTTAGCTCTAACTGAAAAGTTAAGTACTTATTACCCTAGATCTCTTGTGGAATTATCCTATTGCATTAAAATGTTAAAAAATGCAGTACTTTTAAAACAAGTGGCAATTCGAAGAGGATTAGCTAATTTACGAGTTAATGGATGTTTAACTATTGCACACCCTCATGAGTTCACTTCAATATCAAGTAGCTCTTATACTGTATCAAGTTTGTACATAAAAAATATATATGACAAATTTAGGGCTTTCCACGAAGTATCAGAAGCAATCTGTTTTAATGAACTTTTTGATGAAGAGCAAATATTCAGGAAAGCTTCATCTAGAGTTAAAACAGACTTGTTAGAGACATCTTTAATTGACTTAGATGATATAAAGGCAGTTCTTGAAAAAGATTCAGCAACAATTATTGATTCTGAGACAAGGTTTAAGGGCTCTCCATTGTTCATACTTGCTTCTGCTGTAAAGCAAAGGGTTGAATCCAATACTGCAACTTTTGTTTTCCAAGAGCCTGATGTATCAGAAATGTTCTCATTAAGGGGTTCTACCTTGGGTACAGCAGCAGGGGCAGAAAGTCAAGGTGCAAGGGCAGCTAGTGTTATACTAGAAGGTATCACTAAATTATTGAATTTTGATTACACTACTGAGAAAGGGAATGTGTTAGAAATGTCGGCAAGAAGTGCAATAACGTCAAGGGGTTTTAACCTTAGCTCTTTAATGACAATAGCAGTATTAGAGAACAAATTCAAGTTCTTATACAGGGTAGTTCAAAAGGATCAGACTGGTCACAGAGAGATTTCTGTTTTAAATTTCGATATGAGATTATCAACATATTATGTGGAAAAGGTAGCTAGACAGCACTCAGTTTTTTTTCAAGAAAATTTATTACCTAGGGCCAATAAAGAGATAATATTTGAGAAAAGTGTTAAAAAATATAGCCCACCTGAAGGAACATTTGTAATCTATGACAGTAATGATCAATCTAGATGGGGACCTAACGCTATCATGCAATATTTTGCATTATTTACTGTAGGATTTTACAGTGAAATGGCACATAAAATAAACACTCTCTGGACCTTGAACAAGATGACAAAAAAGACAGCTAAATTTCCAGAGTCCTTATTAAAGTTAAATAAAGAAGGAATGAAATTTTCTGCAGAATCTTCAGTGAAAAATTTCTTTGATAAAGCTAAGCCATATTTAGATCAAAATACTTTTGGAATAGAATTAGAATGGGGAATGTGCCAGGGTATTCTTCATGAATTTTCTTCAAATTATCACTGTGTAAAATTAAGAGCCCAGAAAGATGCTTATTCTATTCACAAAGTTTGTGAAAAGGTAGTTGATGGAGCAACATCTGATGACTCATATGAGATAGCTTCATATAAAAATGCTGCTTCATATTACACTGCTATAGAAATAAAAGAGTCAGTTGGAAAGCTAATGAATATTATAAGGAATAAGAAAAAGAGCTGGGGATCTACACTTTATGTGGAATTTAACTCAACTTATATAATAGGAGGGACACTAGCTAATCCTGCTCTAAAGCAAAGAGTATCAAAAATTGATGCAGGATGTGGAATTGACTTTTACGAGGACATTTTATCTGCCACATCTATGGCTTCTCAATATTTAACTTCTGGGGGATCTTATATAGGTGCAGTGATATTAACAGCAATAAACTATACCATTTACTGTGAACAATGGAACAGGTTTTATTTGGAAAAATTTTCACAAGTAATGCAAAATCCAGTAGAACTTCTAGGTTTGCCAATAATTGAACCAATTACTACTATAATTAATGGACCGTTAGCTAATAATTTCCTTAGATTTTCTAGGAGAACTAACCTTCCAAATTCAGCATATATATCATCTATTGTGTCAAATATAATGGCACCTTCTATTGCATCACATGCTCAAAATAGAAGATTAGATTCTGGTGAAACAAAACTAACTGATTTTATAGAAATTCTAGCACCTTCACTCGTAGGTTTGCTAATAAATACTAGAACTAATCCAAAATCTTCAAAGTTATCTAAAAGGCAATATTTAAAAGCATGGAAATTTTTAGATGGAAGATTCGAGATATTTAATAAGCCTGACGACATATGTACTTTAATTCAATCATTCTATGAATATTACAGAGCAGCACCAACTGATGCAGACCTTCGAGAGAACTCATTCTTTAAAAGGTTCACTGAACCATGGATATCAAAGGACAGAAAATGTTATAAAAAAATGAACTC